ACTGAGCGTAGAAAAATACTTAAAGAGATTAAAAGTATTGGGGGACTAAAGAAAACCCCCGAGGAAAAAATATAATTTTAACAACTAAAAACCTCAGGGGTTAAGAGAGCAAATAATGAAAAACACTATTTCATTAATTTTAACAAAAATAATTGATCACGTAAACTAATATCCTCCCCGAAACCCCGATATCCTCCCCAAAGCCCGAGATCCTCCCCAAAGCCCGGAATTTTATCTATATAGATTATCTAGACCTCTACTAATAAAAAAATACCCTCAGGGGTCAATATGGTGTCCCTCGTGTCCCTAAAGACAAAAAAGATAGTAATAACAACCTTTTAAGACGTTTTTATGGTGTCCCTATGGTGTCCCTATGGTGTCCCTCAGGGACACCTAAACAACAATATTGCTAATATAGATACCCTCCGCAACTATTTTGAACTGTTTTAATGTGTTAAAATAATCTATATAGTAAAAAAATGGCCCAAATTAGAAAAACAGAAAGATCCGAAAAGGACCTAACACCTAAGCAAAGATTGTTTGTAGACATTCTCGTTGCAAACTGGGGTGAAATTTCATATGCTGAAGCTTGCAAACAAGCAAAGTATGAGTGCAAAAATCCTACAGATTATTCCGCCATAGCTTCCAGATTGTTAAATCGAAGATTAAATCCTCACATAGCCAAATATCTCGATAAAAAATACGAGGAAGAAGTTAATAAATTTTCAAAAGATAAATTAAAAAGATTTAGACGTTTAGATAAATTATCTAAAGAAGCGGAAAAAAATAAACAATTTAATGTATCCGTTCAAGCTGAATATAGATCAGGGCAATTAGCGGGTCTGTATGTTGATAAGAGAGAGGTAAAAGTCTCTGGCCTTGAAGGTATGAGTAGAGAAGAATTAGAAAATAAACTAAAAGAATTATCAAATAAAATAGACGGATACAATGCAAAGACTATCGAAGCCGAAGCGGTCGAAACAAAAAAAATTAAAAACGTCTAGTTTTAGTGAGTTTATTAAAGTATTTAATAAAATACATAATAAACATTTGGAAACAAAAATTGGTCAAGTAAATGTTAAAACGAAAAATTACCGTAAATAAAAAATCAAAAAATTGGCAAGATCGTTATCCAATGGTTTCTGTGACATGGCGAGATATTTTATCCGATAGCTCGTGGCAATCTATTGATAGTTTAATGAAATTAGATCTAGCAACTTGTGTTACTAAAGGCCACTTACTTTCTCAAACAAAAGGTGTTACAAGAATTTTTGGGGACTACTCCGCTAATGAAAAAGGGGAAATTGAAGAAATAGGTAATACAACAATTATTCCAAATAGTGTAATTGTGAATATTAAAAAGATTTGACGGGGTGAAAAGTTTGCTTACAACTGTTAGAGTACCAATGCGAACTAAATAAATTACTAACAACCGAACTTTTCTAGGTGATCAGGATCATCACCAGACCTCCCCGCCTAAGCCAATTCGTTTAATTCATTTTCTTAGGTTTTCTACCTTGAACCAAAATATTATCCTCCCCAAAATTTTTCTTCAACATTTTTCCAATTTGAGAAACCATCTTTACCTCTGTATGTTTTAATTGTTTTGGATAAGAATAATCCTCATGCTCTTCAATTGGTATGTATTTTGTATGATAAACAATATAATTGTCGTAACAATCTTTTGGTTTTCTTTTCATGGTTTTCATTTCTGAAACGTACCATTTATTATTTTTGAAAAGATAAAGATATTCAATCATGATCTCTCCCCGCATATCATACATCCAACAATATTCGTTATTATGTTTTATAAAACTGTCCTCTTTAGTTTCATAAAAATTACATTCATCTAAAGTTTCTGCAATGTAAGAAGCACTCCCCTTGTTTACCAACATAGAAGCACTATCATAATCGTTATAATGTTTTAAAAGCACATCTCCAACACCGTCAGGGTATCCGTCCGAGTGTACATAAATGACTTTTATTTCTTTTGTATTTGGGTCTTCGACTGCTACATTACTCCTAGTCGACATTTTCAACCTCCTCAGTTAATCGCAACGGGGTTTCACAAATGTAAAAAAATACATTTCCCTTATCTTCAATTACTCTGAAGGCCGTTCTTTTTTCTTCTGCTATTTCTTTAGTCTTGTATTGGCCTACAATCCTAAAACTGCTTTCCATATTACTGAAAGTCTGCTCTCTTATTATTAAAAACATATTTATTTCCTCCTTCTTTGTAAGTTAAATATGTATTGGACAAAATTAGGGTCGTCCGTTCCCCTATTTGCAAACATGACGGGACAATCCTCCAACCATGTTTGAAATTTTTTCCGTGTTTCGTTTTCATATCTCTTTGCGTGATTTTCCGATATGACCTCAGGTATCCTCCATTTTGTTTGATCACTCATACGGACCTCTCTATAATTTCAAAAGAAATTGGTTTTAATTTCTCAGGATCTAAATTGTTAAAATAATCATTCGCATAATTATCAAAGTCAAAAATAAAATCTGCAACATCACTTTGGTTCATATCGCTAACTATATATTCTTTATTTTTAACCCATATACAAACATCTCCGTTAACATCAACATCAACTGTTGTTTTATCAGTTTTAAATTTTCTTTTTAATGCTTGAGATACGGCACATAAATTACAATCATTTGGTGTACCTTTTTTTATATCTTTTTCATTTACATTGATTTTATATTTCATTATCTAACCTCCAATTCAAATTCAAAAGGATCTACTCCATATTCCATATCAAACCTATCAATGAAAGTATAAATCTTGTGATTTAAATTTTCATCTTCAAATGGATATAACTTGTCATCTAAAGCAATATAAACATCCCCATCTTTGCATAATCGCATATCATCATTAGCAATAGTTCTTACCTCAACTTTTTTTAATGGAAATTCTCTTTGCACTGCCAAAGCAATCGCACATCTTTGACAGTCTGAAGGCTCTCCATTTTTTATATCTGTTTCAGTAACTTTTATTTTATGTTTCATAAATCATAACTCCCTTTTGTTTTCCAATCCTTATCAACTATGTAAATGCCATCATCTTTTTCAGAAAATAATGTTTCATAAGGTTGATTAGTTTCTTCAATCCAATCATCAATCATCTCTGTATCAGTTTTCCACTCTCCCGAGTGATAATCTTCTAACTTTTTACCCGTTGTTTTTTCTAACCAATCTGCATAAGGTTTATGTTTATTACCAAAGTGTTGATCACTATGATAAAATCCGTAATGATCTAAAGTTATATCAACACTAATTGTTTCAGTTTGTTTTTTCATTTTTTCTTTTCCTCCTCCCATAAGATATCATAAGACACTAAAATTGCAAACTATTTTTTTAGCGTTATTCCATCCCCTTCAATGTTATCTAGTAAATTTAAAGCCTCCGCAATTGCTTTAGCCGTATGTTTGTTATTACAAAAAGCCAAAACACTATGGCCCCCATTTTGTAGATCAAATTTTACTGACACTCCATCAGCATAATTCAACCCTTCAAAATGTTCTTTATCTATTAGTTCTTTATCTATTATCATTTTATTTTCCCTCTCTTTCTTTTTGTCATCCCATTATCCAACTTTCATAACAAGTTTTACACATTGGATATTGTCGTTCACCTTCATCAACATCAATTAAACGGTGATCTGCGTGTTGATGATTTGGACAATCTGGCTCTTCTGGGTTCCAACAATTAAAATCGTGTCTTCTGTTTCTAATTTTTTCTGCCCATTCAAGTTTTTTTTCATCCTCACTATTTAATAGATGAACATATAATTTATTTTGCATTTTATTTTCCCTCTTTTTCTTTTTGTTCATCAAAAGATTTTTTTAAACGTATTTGATATTCTAAATTTTTCTGCTCGATAACCTCCTCAACTCCCTTGTAGCCTAAATAGGCTACAAGTAATATGAACACAAAAAAGACACTAAAAATTAATTCAAACATTCGAATACTCCTATTGTGATTTGAAATTGCCCTTCTGATATAATCCCAAAGCCTAAATCTGATCTCTGAGTTAGTAATTGAGCCATCACATCTAATAATTGGTCCACTGTTAGCGCGGGTTCATTGTCTGATCCAAAACCTGAACTATCAACAAATAAACCCCCTTTATCCAAAAATTTAAATGAATAAGGTAGATCCCATTCTTCAACCCATTTATTGACATCAAACCGTCTCCAACCTTTCGGGGTATAGTTTCCAATATTCACTATATCCCTCAAGCATTCGATTTGACCATCTTTAATTTTAGAAATCCCACTTTCTGTGAAAGTCGTAGGTTTCATTCCGTGTCTTTTTGCTTTATTGCCTGCCTCTTTATTTAATGCAACAATAGTATCTATATCCATCATTGTCTTATCCCTCCATCTGTATTGTTGAAACTTTGTCCCAATCGATATGGCCTTTGTGGTATTTAAAAAATCTACCGTAGCCGTCTATTATTGAAACAATGCCGTTTTTTTCATCTTGTACAATTATTTTTGATTGTACAAAATCATTTACCCATCTGCCGACAGATCCCTCTAATTGAAGCCATTGGCCTGAGTTAAATAATTTTAAAGCTTTTTTGCATTCTTGATCAGTTATCATGATTGCCCCTCTCTGTATTCTTTAAATAATTTTTTTACAAACTTGATTAGATCCTTGTAACCTTCTGCACTCTGTAAAGGTATTTCTGCCTCGATCTTAATTGCTTTTACTATTTCTTTTTCTATTTGTTTTATGTTCATCTTTTCCTCTCTTTTGTTTGGGGGCTTGCGCCCCCTTGTTGATTTACCATAATTTTTTTGATCCTTTTAAATCATGGGCTTTTCTTAGATCCGATCTTTTTTCTTCTTTTAAAAAAATCTTTTCTAATTCTTTTAAAATTTTTGGATCATCAAGCTTTTTAAAATTTATAGCTTTTGTAAATCCAAATGGGTCGTTTAGTTTTTTCATCTTTTCCTCTTTGTTGTTTGGGGGCTTGCGCCCCCGCCTCCATTGTTTATTATTAATAGATAAAATTCCATATCTTATATGGATCATTTTTATCTTCTTCGAATTCTAACCAATAACCCGAAGCGTCCCCACCTTTACTAGCGTATTGATCAACAAGTTTATTATTGAAATCGAATAACGCTTGTAAATATTTTTTCTTATCTCCAACAATTTCATCATTATCAATCTGCTCTTTAATTTTGATGATCTCATTTTTGATACCTTCCATTGCTACCGATAAAGCAAATTCTGAAGGTCTTCCATAGTGTTCTTTCAAGTTTAATTTTTCATTCATTGTATCTTCTCCTGTATTTATATTTATTAATTTATTAAACATAACCCACCATATCCCATGTAATTAAGATAATCAACGACATTATTGTCGCACCTATATTCAACCTCAGGTTGAAGTAGTTTAGAATCATTCTAATCTACTTACCCGCTCGAATACCTCGATTGTCCTTAACCATCTTATCGATCACATCCCAAAGTCTATTCCAATCCCCTTTGCTCGCGATCCATTCTGCAAGCTTAAAATTTCCCTCAGGATGTAATACTGTGATCTTACCTTTTTTTAATCGTATCTTTATCTCTGCTTGTCCATCTTCCATAGTTACCCCTCAAATGTCCCTTCAATTTGACTTAGTGATGGCAACGGCTCAGGATGATATCCAACATTACAACCTACAGTTGAACTATCATAAGACACCTGACCCGCTAAACTTTTTAAGTGCCAATCTATAAAATCATTATTTGCGAAATCCTCTCGGCAATTTTTGAAATAGACGTGTCTATTTCTTCTGGACATTTTAAGTTTTTGACATTGTAGTTTTAAAAAATGTAAATCCTTATTGATTTTCATTATTCCGCCTTCCCTTGTTTATGATTGTTTCTTTCTTTCTCTTCATATTTAGATAAATCAGTTTCAAAAAGAGAAATTTTTTGATCTTGTTCAATAATGATATTTACTAATTCATCAGTCGTCATTACTTCAAGATTATTTTTAAGTTGTTCTATTTCTTTTTTATTCATTATTCCCCCAATCCAAATTGTTCAGCTTTGTTTATTCTTTTTGTCTTTTCCTCAAGGCTTAGACTTTCCCAATCCTCAGGGAACGTACAGCCCGCGATTTCAAAAAATCTTTTTTTCTGTTCCATCGCTCGCTCGTCCCCCGTTGATAACAACCCAAACAATTTTGAAACCATCGCTGTTGTTTTCAAATGATTGTCTTTTCTTGCCTCTGTCATATCCTGACCGTCTTTTGATTGTTTAAATTTTAGACTATCTTTAAAGACTGAGTTTTTGGTTCTTGATTGTTTTCTCTCTACCCCGCAAAAATCCTCAATCCAATTAAGGTGTTTTGCTGTAGTCACTGACCATACATTTTCTGAAATAACCAATGTATTGTCACTGTCTTTAAATGCAACGGGTGTACTGTAAGAATAAAAAATTCTTATCCCGTCCTCGTCTCTGTAATAGAGATTTCTTGTTGATCTTAAGTAGTTTTTATAACTTATATTTTTCATTGTCTTTTCCCTTTGTTGTTGTGGGGGCTTGCGCCCCCGTGTTGATTTACCATAATTTTTTTGATCCTTTTAAATCATGGGCTTTTCTTAGATCCGATCTTTTTTCCTCTTTTAAAAAGATCTTTTCTAATTCTTTCAAA